ACCCCGCCGTCCTTGGTGGTTGCCAGCGAATAGACGCGCCGCACCTTGCGATCTGGATTGTCGTTGCTCGGCACGTGCTTAAAGTGCTCGCCGTTTTCATCGATCCAGTGTTCGAACACTTCACCGTCATAGACGACGCCGGCGGTGATCCATTTGAATTGCCCGCTGTTGCGGAACTTGCGCAGCAATCCCTGATACATGGGAAGGTATTGGGCCTTCTGCTTGTAGGCGACGATCGCCGCGTCCTTGCCGTCCGGCAACAGCCCATCCTGCGCCGCGCGCATACAGGCGAGCCACAACGAGCGCCGTTCGCATGCGAGCAAGTCGGGGTTGAGCTGCACCGCGGTCATCACCGACGAGATGAACCGCTCGGGCTTCATATGCGGCGGCAACGCCGTGCGCAGGGAATCGACGCGCTCCTGCAGATAGGTATTGAGCACGACCAGCGGATGGTTCTGTTTTGTCGCGGCTTCGGCCATCAGCGTTGTCCTTTGTGGTGAATGCGGAGCGTGCGAACGTCTTTGGCCGGCACGACAAACTCTTTGCGATGCTGGCTTTTCCAACTGATGCCCCATTCGGGCAGGCCGACGACACTCTCGGCGTCTCGCATTTTGAATTTCAGCATCGTTTCGATCTCGTCTTTGCGGGCCTCGAAGCCTTTGATCCCCGTCATGATTTCCTCCCGCTGCTCGAGCAGCGCGGGCAGTTCGTTGTCGCCGCTCAGGTCGACCGTCGTGCCGACAACCTCGTGCGGCGCGATCACCTTGAGCAATTCGGCATCCTTGCCGTAATCGGGATCTGGCTCCCGGCCGGCGGCAACGTCTTCCCAGAATTGGGCGACCGCCGCTTTGATGCGCTGCTCGGCGGCAGGGTGGCGCGGCACCTCGACGATGGCCAATGCGAGATCGAAGGCATCGACCCGCAGGACGGCGACGGCTCCGAAGGCGGCCTCGGTCAGCATCGCTTCGGTGAGCACTTGCAGTTGAACCCAAAACGGCACCGTGGCGCCGCCTTCCCAGTCGCGCTCAAAGATGTGTGGCGCGGCGGTCTTGGTTTGCAAAACGCCGAGGCCGCGCGGATCGCCGTGAATGAAGAAATCGGGAGTGGCGCCGAGCCGCAAGTCGGGGTCGCGATAGTAAGAATCGCATTTCTCGATCTGCCATTCCGCCCGCTCCTCGCTCACCGCCAGCGCGACAGCCGGTTCCATCAAACGACCACGCCGCAAGACGCGATCGTCGGCCTGGTCGAATTCGACCCCCGAGTGAGCGAGATACAGTTTGAGTGCAGATGTGTACGGGTGAGCGCCGAAAAGGGCCGCAACGACGCTGGCGGTCACGTCGGGCTTGCGCAGATTCAGCCATTGATCGCGGCCCGTGATCTCGATGCGCTCGATCTTCATAGATCACCACTGCCCTTCGACGTGCGGATACATCGGCCACTTGCATTCGCCGTTCGGGCTCTTCTCCATGAGATGAGAGAACCAAAGGATGAGCGAGAAGATTTTGGCCATCGGGTTGTTACGGTCGGTGCGCTGGAGATACTCTCCGAGATAGCGCAGCGAGTTCCGAATCCGGAGCGCATGTGATCCGGTGTCTTCCTTCGCCATCTGGTTCCATGATTCGTAATCACGGAAGGTCCATATCGCGGCGCGCACTTGGTCGTAGGTGTATTCACCCTGATTGATGCCAAGCCTGGGCCAGACGGTCTGCCCGAACATCATCAACTCTTGCTCCGTTACCGGAAGAGACTTTACTGCGACGGAACGCTTTTCGGCGATAACGGCCTGTTGTTGCTGGGTGCTGCGACCCCTCTCGTACTCATTGAGAATTTCGCGCATGCGTTCGGGCGCGGCCAGCAGGTTGTCTCGGCAAGCAATCATTGCCGGCAACATGATGTCTCGGACGTGCTCACGCGTCTTCGTGTCAGTCAGGTCGAATTTTCCGCAATAGCGACCGCTGCCCAAGGGGAACAGGAATCGCAGATTTGGTTCAGTTATTTTTGTATGCGTCGGTTGCAACATGCCGGCGTCGAGCGCCGTCAGAATAAGTTGCCAAATTGGAGCAAAGGCGCGTTTGCCTTTGAGCGCGTTTAGCGTGCCGCGGGTATTCGCCTGCGAGAAGATTGCATAAACCTCCTTAACGCGAGGCACGTCATGCAGTGGGCTCCGGTGGCTGACCTCGACGCGAGCTATACCTAACTCTGGTGTCTCGGCGTGCAGGGGCGATTGCGGTTTCTCCGTCGAATCGATGGCAATTTCCGGCTGTTCGACAATGCTGGTAACCGCAGCGGTCGAGTTCCCGAGTCGGGAAGTCGATTGCAGTTCAGTAATGGCATCCCAGATCGCTCTGGGAGATATTAAATTGGTAGTTCTTACGAACTTGCTAGCGAATTCATCTTGCTCACCGATCTTGATCAGCGCGGCGCGATCCGTGTCGCCGATCTCTCGATAGCTCGACGTGTGCAGCCAGTCACCGAAGTCCTGTGTCGCAGGATATTTGCGCTTGGCCGCAAGCAACCCTCGCGCCATCGGCATGATGCGGGCCCGGGCGTTCTTGAGGTCTTTGTTGTAGAGATCAACGGCAGCCTCGCCATCGCGGATCAAGCGCTCGTCATCAAGAATGGTTACTGCGGCTTCAGTCATAATTCACCATTTCCGAAAAGGCCGGGGCATTTGCGCCCCGGCAAATTGCACCTACTCCGCCGCCTCCGACACCGGGGTCTCGCCCGGATAATCGACCTTCGGCAGCTCGGACTTGATCGCGCTCATCATTTTGGCCTTGGTGGTGGCGCGCACACCTTGCGTCGTAAGACGCAGGGCATGAACCACCAGCCCGACCTCCTTGATGGTTGAGAGTTTGTCCTGGGCGTTCGACTTGGCGCGGGCCTTCTCGATGATCTGGCCGGCCAGGAAGAAAGGCTCGGACTCGCCGGCGCTGGACTGGCCGGTCTGGAACAGTGCGAGTTTTTCACGCACCCGCTGTTCCGGCCAACCATGCGTCAAGCCGAGATATCCCACCGTCGCCGCGATCGTGGTCTTGAGCACCGGGTTGACGAGGTTCTGCTCGCTGGCCTCCGCGATCGAGATTGCAATTTCCAGCACGCCATTATTGCTCTGGATCGAGTCTGCAATTTCGACCTCCGAACGCAGGGCGGCAGTCTCGTTGCCGAGCTTGACCAGATAGCTCGCCGCAGTCTTGATGACGGTCTGCTTGAGCTTGGTTTCGCGGATGCCGTCCATCTTCAGGGCGGATGCCGCATCACGCCGTCGACCTGCGTCGACAGTGGTGATCGAGTTGCGGTCCATGCCGAAGACGATAACCGTCGTCCACGTCATGCCCGAAAGGGCACAGGCAGCAAAGCGATGCTGTGCGTCAGCGAGTTTGCCGTCCCGGTAGAATCCCGGAACTTCGTTATTCTTGCGCCAGATTTGCATACGCTGGCGGCGGGCAAGCTCCAGGGACCATGCCGGATCCCAGTCCCGGTTATGAGGATTGTGCTCGATAAAGATCACGGCTCCGACGCCGGGCGTGATATCATAGAGCTTGGAGCCATAGCCGTATTCACCAACGGCAGCATCGGCGAGGATGGCGTTCACCGTGGATCGGTCGTTCAAGGTCGCGGCGGCTGCAACCGCCGCGATCTTGGTCCGAACCTCGTCGATGCGGTTGCGGCGGGCAACCGAGATGGGTGCGGCTTCAGCGCTTGTCGTTTCAATCGTCGTCATGCAGTGCGGCCCTCCTTGGCCGCTTTCAAAAGCCGGATCAGCGTCCGGTGCGCGTTACGGGCATGTCGCCCCGTCTGCCCCGCACGCGGGACAGGCGGCGCGGCATTCAGCTGTTTTCGGAATGAAGGAAAGTGCGCATGGGCACGGCGTGCTCCCGGTTGTTCGGGGATCCCCGTGTGGCAGGGGAGCACTGCTCGCGGTTGAGGCGCACGTGATGTTGCCGGTGGTGGCTGCGGCACAACCATCTGACTTCAAGCGGGCGGGAATAATCATCGTGATGAGCGTCTGCCTTTCGGCGCCCACATCCGCAGACTTCGCAAGGCTGGCGGACGAGAAGGCCAGACGCGATTGCGCATCCTGTGAGCACAGAAGCCCGACGGCGCTCCTCGCTATACAGTGCTCTCGCACGCTTGGAAGATTCAGCCTCGTGCGCTCTGTAGCAGCGGCCGGGGCAGATCTTGGCGCGGCGAGTGCGAGCCTCGAACGGCTTGCCGCAGCGCTGACAGGTCAGGATCGGCATTGGCACTGTATCCCCGTTGTTCGGGGATCACATTACCAAATCGGTAATTGCCGTCAACTGTTATCTTACCAATGCGGTAAAGATTATTTTTCAGGCGTAGTCTCTTCCTCAAGAAACAATCGAATCATTCGCATAGCCTTGTCTGCCGGATGCATCCATAGGCATCCTGGCCATATTCCTAACGCCTTAGCGACCTGGGCTTGTTTCAATGGATTGAGGCGGGTCGGTGATTCCTGCCATCGCCACACAGTTGTGTATGAAACCCCGAGCCGCCTAGCCAATTCATTACCGTCGACTTTTAGTTCTTCCATCCACTCGGCCAGAAATAGCGGGCCCGTAGAGCGAGCTGCCGATTGGGTTTTTCGTTTCTTTGCCATGCCGGCAATTATGCCTCCCACGACCATTGCCGGCTTTCACCAACTCGGTAAGAAAACGCTTGACGGCCAATTACCGACTCGGTAATTTTGTGCCAATGAAACAAGTACATCCCCTTCGGGCTTACCGGGAACGGCAAGACCCTCCGCTGAATCGCCGTCAGCTTGCGGACTTGTTGGGCGTATCGACTGCATCCGTATCCAGATGGGAAGCAGGCGAGCGGAAGCCGGACGAGGAAGTTCTGCTGCGAATTGTGAAAAAGACAGGCATTCCGGCGAGCGTGCTTCGACCGGATTTGGCTGAATTGCTGCGCATCCCTGCAGCGATCAACTGAGCCGACAAACTCTTAGACAAGAGGCACTGATTTTCCATGTGCCGAGCATTGCAGCGCGACCTTGGGAGCGGTTGCCCAAAATCGTTGGGCGATCCCATTTTGCTTGGGAGGCTCAATTGACGGACGTTTCCGCATCTCTGCGCGAGTTATCGGGGCCATGGGAACGTGGCGACAAGATCAAGGCTGCCATCGCCAGAGCCGCCCGCGCCGCCGGCCTCTCGTACTGGCGCGCGTTCGACATCTGGTACGGCAAGGCCCGCCGGATCGAGCCAGCCGAAGCCGCCCGCATCGCAGCCGCGCTCCAGCGCAAATCCGATGAGCACGCCCGCAATGAACTTCATGAACTCCGCACGCGGCTCCTCCGGCTCGAGTCCCTACTCATTCAGACGGACCCGGACTTTCATCGCCCGACTATTGATCAAACTCGGGAGGCGCTGCGCGACATGGGCCGTAGTGATCGCCCCCTGGCTCGGAAACGATGACAGCCTGCATCGACGATGAGGACGCGCCATGGAAATGCGCTGCCCGCGGTGCCGCCAACCGATCCGCCGTGAGCGGTTCGGCGTCTATCTGCCTGAGCTCAAGGGCCGCATCGTCGACGCGATTGCGGCGGCCGGCGACATCGGGATCGGCGTCGACGACCTGATCGCGACCGTCTGGGGCACCGGCGGCAGCAACCGCAACACCGTCAAGTCGCATATCCAGCAACTGAACGAACTGCTCGCCGACAGCGGCGTGCGAATCCGCCGTGAGGGCTGCCGGTACCAGCCGGGGCATTACTGCATCACGCGTAGCAAGAGGGCAGCGGCATGACCGACGCCAGGGCTGCCCGCCAGTTGCATCTGTTCAAAGGCAAGCGTCAGCGCGGCCAGCGCGTCGACGTTGGCCCGTCTGAATTTCAATTGCATTGCCAGGTGGCGGACACGCTGGAGCGTTGGCGATCGGCGAACTGGGTGTCGACGCATTTTCCAGCGGGTGAGGAACGGCCTGCGGCGGCGGGCGGGAGGCTCAAGCGGATGGGGCTGCGGGCCGGCATTCCCGATTTCCTGCTGTTCCCGCCGCAGGATTGGCCTGAGTTGCGGACGCATTTCCTCGAGCTGAAACGGCGTGGTGGCCGCTTGTCGGACGCGCAGGTCGAGTTCGAGTTTTGGGCGCGTGCCAACCACTATCCGTTTCAAATTGCCGACACCTACGAGCTTGCGCTTGCGACACTGCAGCAATGGGGCGCGGTTAGAACGGGGATTAAAGCACAATGACGAAAGCCACTGGTCGGATGGCTCCAGAAGCCACCCAGGACGGCAACGGCGCCAAGGAAGCCTTGCATCGCTATTTTGCCTCGCATTTTGACACGGCCGAAGACACCGATGATGCTGTGACGCACCTGTTGGCGTGGTTGTGGGACCAGGGTTTTGTTGTTGTTCCATTGTCCGATGAGCGAGCTTTGGAAACGTTGAAAAAGCTGTTTCGCGCCGGGAGGGACTTAATATGAAGCACGTTGTTCCATTGTCGGACGAGGTGGAGGGCGCGTGACCGACGACCTCGAGCTGGAGCAAGCCAAGGCAAAGGCGCTGGCCTATTGGCGCCGCGCCCAAGCCCGCCTCGGGTGGATATTCGACCACGACTACCCGGAGCCGAGCGACACGATGAAGCCGTTCGTCTACGCGCTGATGACGCGCGCCGTCGATGAGGACGACGAGCGAGCTGTGGATGCGTTGAAAAAGCTGTTCCCGCCGAGAGGGACTTGAGCCCCGGAGCAGAAAGAGGAGGAGCAACCAGTGTCGAAGAGACCCAATCTCGAGAAACCGACCCGGAAGGATGTGGGGACAAGTCCCGCGGCGAGCGCGGTCAATGAGGCGGTCCACATCGCCTTCGATCAAAGGGCCACGCCCGACGCCATCGACATCATTGCGGACCAGAGCGGCGAGGAACTGCGGTCGCTTGGGGAGAAGCTGCGGGTGCAGCGTGGCATCCTGACCGAGCGGCGGGCGCAGGTGCAGCACGTCGTCAACGCGCTCGATGCGCAGATCGAGGTTCTGGATCGCGCGGTTGCCCTGATCGAGGCCAACTGACCGTGGTCCGTTCGCTTGGTGACCGGCCATAGCCTGATCAACGCCGCGCTCGACGGCGACGCCTGATTTTTTTTATCGGAAATGCAATGTCGGATACCACTCTTATTGCACCGATCCTGGTCCTGCGCGCGCGCGCCGAGGCGCGGGCCTTGCTCTACGGCTGCAATGAATTCGACTACGGCGCGGCGACCGATCCGCTGCTGCACTACGCCTGGCGGGCCGGGCTCATCGACCTACTGGGCATCTCGGCCTGCGAGGCCATCATCTGCAATCCGTTCGCCAGGTATTTCACCGCATGACCATCGAGGACCGCTTCCGGGAGGGTTTGGCGAACTGGCGGGCGGTGCTGGCCAGCCTGGGCGAGGGCGACCTCGAGGCCCGCACCACGGCCTTCGACGAGGCCGCCAAGGACGCCGCCGGCTACGTCGCGGGCGGCCTCCCCATGGCCACGGCAATCGATGCCCTCTACGAGATGGCGCAGGCCCACGGGCTGGTCGCGGCGTTGGGCGAGGACGGGCTGCAGACCCGCATCGCAGCCGCCTTCGCCGGGGTCCAGCGGCCGCCCCCACCAGGCAGCAACGGACCCGCCAAGGGGGGCCACAAACCCTCCGGCCCCAAGACCGCGCCCGCCACCGCGCCCCGCAAAGTCCTCAGCCAGGCCGAATTCATCCTGGGCTTCATCCCGCCCGACTACCTGGTCGAAGGCATCCTGCAGCGCCGCTTCATCTACGCCCTGACCGGCCAGACCGGCCACGCCAAGACCGCCGTCGCCCTCCACCTCGCCGAGCGCGTCGCCTGCCTCGACCGCAACGCCATGTTCGGTTCCCACCGTCTCGAAAAAGGCCGCGTGCTCTACTTCGTCGGCGAAAACCCCGACGATATCCGCATGCGCGTCATCGGCGCCAACAGCTTCCGAAACGACAACCCCGACAAGGACACCATCTACTTCCTCCCCGGCGTCTTCGACATCGAGCAGATGTGGCCCACAATCGAGGCCGACGGCAAGGTCGTGGGCGAATTCAGCCTCATCATCGTCGATACCAGCGCGGCGTATTTTTTGGGCAATGAGGAACTCAGTAATACCCAGATGGGCGCCTACGCCAGGACGCTCCGAAGGCTCACAACGTTGCCGGGCCAACCCTGCGTCCTCGTGCTGTGCCACCCCATCAAATACGTCACCGACCCTTCCCAACTCCTCCCCCGCGGCGGCGGCGCATACCTCGCCGAAATGGACGGCAACCTCACCCTCGCCAGAACCACCGACGACATCGTCGAACTCCACTACAACAAAATCCGCGGCCCCGGCTTCCAGGCCATGTCCTTCAAGCTCGAGCCCATCAAGTCACCAGCCCTCGTCGACCAAAAAGGCCGCCAAATCACCACCGTGCGCGCCGTCCCCATCTCCCAACGCGAGGAAGAACAGCACTCCGACAAGGCCGAGGAGGACGAAGACCGCGTCCTCACCGCCATGCTCAACATGCCCGCCGACCACGGTGGCTCCTTCGCCAACTGGGCAAGCGATCTCGGCTGGGTCTCCGAAAGCGGCGAAGCCTACAAGAAAAAGGTCGAGCGTCTCGTCGCCGACCTCGAAAAGAAGAAGCCTAAATTAACAACCAAGCTCCGTAATAAGTGGCACCTCACCGACGAAGGCAAAGACGCCGCCCGCCAAGCCGTCCTCCGCTTCAACCGGCAGCAGAATACCGGTGGCCAAAAGAACTTGTTCTAAGGCCCGGATCGCCCTAGATTTCGGGGTGGAGGGGCGAGCCCTAACCCGCCCCCCCGGCTTCGCGTCAGAACCACCGCACTTTGATGGTCAGTCGTGCGCGGTGCTTTCTGATGGTTATAGAAATCGCGATCCATACCATCGCGGTTTCTCCCCATTCGGCGGACACGGCACGGCCGCTTTCGCGCCGGGAGATGCCTAACCTCCCGGCAGCGCCGGCGCCTCGCCTCGGGCCCGCCAAACCCTCAAAATCAACCTCCTTCTTGGCTGTCACAAATCGGGACAGGTTGTGTCCCGATACCAAGCAAACTTTTCAGGTTTTTTACGTTTTTTTTATATCGGGACAGCCGTTTTGTCCCGATTGTCCCAAAATAAACTAACCATCACAAACACAACAAAAAAAGCCGGGACAACTTCTGTCCCGACGCCCACGCCGGAATCCATACCCGGCAGGGGAGCGGTTTCGGGACGGGACAAGGTCTAGTCCTATATAGGGGAAACCCAAAATCGAAATTCTAAAACCAACAAGGCGAACCATGGTCGAATTCTATACTAACGGTTGTAATGGGAAAACAGCGGACAGATATGCGGGGGGCACTGAGATAGAAGATCGATGGGGGTGGCCTGGCCAGCGTCCCCCCCGGGGGGGGCCTGGGGTGGGGTGGGGTGGGGTGGCGTCATGGCAAGGCTAGAGGAAAGCTGCAGCTCGCAGCTCGCGGAAATCGATGGGATGGCTTGCGGGGCGCGTTCTTGCGGTATGACCTAGGGTAGGGTAGCGGCCGGTCCATTCAAACGCACCCTTGGCCTTCCTAGGGCGTCCTGCGGCCATCCTATTGGCGACCGCACCACATCCATTGCTCCGTCTGCGAGGCCATTTCCGCAGCTTCGCAACCTACCTGACTACCTCAATTCAATAAAATCAGAGGCTTAGCAGTTCACGGCCCACTCGCGTGCTGTGGGCACCGGCAAAACAGGGCTCCAATTCCAATAGTGTCCTGCCGGCTGTGCCGTTTTGGAAACGCTCCATCGTGGCACTAAATAGGCCGTATGGCACTAAAACTGCCAGATGCTATGAACTTTTCCCGGCTCGGCGAGCGACTCTGCTAACTTTAATCTGGCTTGAATTGAGGTTGTCTCCCCCAGCAACAATCTTTCCTGCTCTTGTTTGCTTGGTGCGGAAATGTGCGGATTTGTGCCAATCTTTACGGTTGTGCATTTGTATTTGTTTGATAGATTGTTGATTGCAAGCCGGGTTGGCGCCTGGCAACAAACGAGGACCAAACAAATGACAGAGAGCATCCAGATACAGATCAAGTCGGTGTACGGGACGGAGACGGCTTATCCCGTTTGCGCCAAGGCAAAAGCTTTTGCCGCCATCGCGGGAACCAAGACGATCACACGCCACACTCTGCTGCAGGTGATGGCGATTGGGTTCTCGATTGAGGTCCTGGATCGTTACGGCCGTTGCGGGATGATCTTTGATCCGGCTGGGACCAATCAAACGCGTGGTTCGCAGCTCATTCATTGCTTGGCGTGAAGGAACGAACAAATGACCGAGGACCAGATTGAGCGGCAAGTTGAGCGTGCGATGGATAGGCTGGACGCGCGGCTTATGTCCGGCCGATTGTCGCAGGCTGAATATGATCGCGAAGTGATCATTCTCGACAAATGGGCGTCGCAGCAACACAGCGTCTATACGCGTGCGATTGATTATCGCGCGTGACAGGTCGAAACGGGGCTTTGCCCCGTCTGGCGGTGATGCCGCCACTGACGAGACCAGACACAACAACCCGGGCGCTTTGGCGAGTGTCCGACAACACAGCGAGGACGAAATGAAAGCGATTTGCCAGATCAAATGGATTGATGCGCAAGGCAATCCGACACCAGACGCCAATGAAGCGACTTGCATCATTCGCACTAAAGCTCGAGTTGAGCAGCTCCATGGCCGCGCGATTGAGTTTAACGAGTCGCCATGGTTTTGGTGCTGCGCCGATCATGCGCGACGGCTGAATGATGCTGGAATGCATATCTGGGAATGCAAGGAACTAGTGAGCTGAATTGCAGCCCATGGGCATCCTTTGCGGTGCCCATGATCGGCGATCCAGCCGGCCTCCTTGGCGGGAGGCAACACAGCGAGGACAATCAAAATGAAACGCGACCTCTATTCGGAAGTCTCTGCACGCATAGTCCAAGAGTTGGAGCGTGGCGCGGCGCCTTGGATCAAGCCGTGGTCGGCGACGGCAGGCCATAACGTACCGTGCAACGCCACAACAAACCGCCCCTATAGCGGCTGCAACGTCATCCTGCTTTGGCTGGCGGCCAATCGTGGCTATGCGAGCCCGCGCTACCTGACATTCAAACAAGCACTGGACGCTGGCGGCAACGTGCGCAAGGGCGAGCATGGCACGAAAGTCTATTTCGTCAAGCAATTGGCGGTAACGGACAAGACTGCACCGACACCAGCCGAAGGCAATGGCGAGCCTGCGGGCCCGCGCCTTATCCCGATGATGCGAGAATATACGGTCTTCAACGTCGCGCAATGCGAGAATCTTCCGGACAAGATCATTGCACCGGCGACGGGCAAGCCGCCGCGCAACCGCGACGAACGGGACGCGACGATCGACGAGTTCATGGCATGTACGCAGGCCGATATCCGGGAAGGTGCTGGCGAAGCTTTCTTCTCGCCGTCAACGGACTACATATCACTGCCGGCATTCGGTGCCTTCAAGGACGCGCATAACTTCTATTCGACGGCGTTCCATGAGCTTGGCCATTGGACCGGGCACAAGTCCCGGCTTGATCGCCAATCGGCATGGGGTAAGCGCTTTGGTGACCAGGCCTATGCGGCGGAAGAACTGGTGGCGGAACTCTGCGCGGCTTTCCTCTGCGCTGAATTCGATCTCGACGGCGATCTACGCCATGCCGGCTATATCGCGCACTGGATCGCGCTCCTGAAGTCCGACAGCCGCGCGTTTTTTACCGCGTGCAGCAAGGCACAAGCAGCGGCGGATCATCTGCGCGGCCTGGCGCTTGCCGGCAATGCCCCGGTATCGCTTGCGGCCTGACGCCCTCGTGTGCGGAAATGTGCGGATATTTGCTGATCTTTCCGGTATCCGCGCATTCCGTTCTCTGCAACTATCAACCCATGCCCGATGGCCGGGCAGCAAACAGTGAGGACCAAGACAATGCCTAGCAAATCTGAATTGAAGCACATAGACCGCGCGCACGACAAAGTAACCAAGCTCGATCGAATCATCGCCCTGGCGCAGCAGGACGCGGACCGCACCGGCAATACGCTACTGATATTCAATCTCAATCCCTGCTCGCCACTCTATGTCATCCGCAATTTCACGGTTGCCGGCGCCAACAGCCGCGAGCTTGTGCGCATCGTGACGCCGGGAGGTGTGGCATGATGTGGGATGTATCGACACCGCCGCCGCCGTCCCCGTTTATCGTGCTGGGGCGCCACGGCCAAAAGCTCAAGGTCCGCATTTTCGGTCTCACAAAGATTGTGGACCGCGCGCAAGCGATCAAATGGGCGAAGGAACGCCGCGCGGCCGGTGCGCACGTTAGCCTTAATTTTTTAATTCGCGAGGACGAGATCGCATGATGTGCTCTACGATCACTAGAAAACCACCGAGCCGGACTGGCTGCAGCAAGACCAACGGAAGGACCATGCCATGTCACCGGACGACGATAACATGCCGCCGCCCCCGACGCAGGCCGAGATTGAGGCGCTATCGCGCGAGCTGATCGAGACGCAATGCGCGGCGATGGCGGGCGAGCGGCGTGACCTGTTGCAGCGTGCCGCCGTCATGATCGCGCGACTCGAGCGGGCGTGGCTGGAGGCCCGCAGCCACAAGGACGAAACGGGGAACTAACCCCCGTCGCGCCGTGACGCGGCGCCTGATGAGTCCAGTAAACCCAACGCCGCATGGCGCGGCATATAGCGAGGAACCAACCAAAATGTCGGATGATTCAGGCAAGAGCGCACGCATTGTGACGTATACGATCGCGGCAATGGCCGGCTTGTTTTTAACAGCCGCTATCGGAGGTCCATTCGTGCTGGCCTATATTGTCTTGCTGATCTGGCTGATCCAGCGAGCAGAACGTCTGCCAGCCGCAACTGATGACTAATTGACGCGACACAAGGCGGGCCGGCGGGATTGGCGTCCCGGCCGGCCCTATCCTTCCGCCGGGCATCCGGGACTAAAGGTCCCTTGGCTGCCGCGAGGACCGAAGCAGCCGGCCCGGCGGACGGAATGATTAAACTTTAACAGAGGCCGCCGCTCTTGCGCCATATGGCGCTCTGGGCAATATTACCGGAACCGGGCGGCCTTGGCGGGCGCCCACAAAGCGAGGACGATAAAACAATGACTGATGATGTCCTGGACTTCTTGCGTGAACGATTTGCGCGTGTGGATAGGCGATTCGACGACATTGAAAAACGGATGGACAGCATCGAACACAATGTGCGCGAGCTTTCCTATGGACAGACGGTGCTGACCGAGATGGTGTTGCGGCTCGCCCGCGACATGGTGCAGGTGAAGGACATACTGGGCCGCCTGGACAACCGGCTCGCGCGCTTGGAGACGGCGACGGCGCCTTGAAGGACGAAACCGGCGGCTACTAGGCCTTGCCGGTCGCACCGTGACGCGGTGCCTGATGAGTCCAGTTTCGACTCTAACGAACGCCGCATGGCGCGGCGCACAAGCGAGGACTAAACCATGAAAACTATCCTTACCGTGCTGTCAATCATTGCTGGTCTTGCCGTGGCTACGGCCCCGGCGCACGCCGATTGCCGCTGGGAATGGAACGGCAATGGCTGGCAGCAAATCTGCCGCTGATTGACGTTTCGCCTCTGCGCGTCCTTCGGGGCGCGCAGCACGAAGCGCCAAGGAGCACCACCTCGAATGACCGTCATGATGGCAAAACTCTACGCTGCATTGCGGGCCGGCGACGTGCCGGACGAGATAGCACGCGCCGCTGCCGAAGAGGCCGCCGGCTATGAAAACCGGGCCGGCAAGATCGAAACCGATTTGACGGTCTTGAAATGGATGGTCGGCACCAATATGGCGATGACAAGCGCAATCCTGTTCAAGATGTTTGCTTGAGGGTAACGGTGAATGTCTAATCCATGGATCGTTGATCGTCACGGCGGGCGCTATTCCGATACCCGCAAGGTCCGCGCCACAGGACCGGACGAATCGTCAGTCCGGCCCGTCTTCGATAAGATCAAGCGCGACTTGCGACAGGGCGAAGTGAGGTTGCTCGACCCGACCGGAAAGATCGTCGATCGGTGCTGGGCGCCGCGCGCCAGAGTTCATTTGGGTTGAATTCCAAAATGCCATGCAGGCACGCGCATTGGGAATCCGAGGCCGCGGTCGCAGATGGAATGTGCCCAATCTGCTTGGCGGCCGAACGCGATGACCTGATGAAGGCCAACGCGCTGTTGCACGCGCTGATCGGCAACCGCGAGGCCGAGATCGAGCGGCTGCGCGCCGATTACCAACGCATTTGCCGGGGCCACGATCAACTTCACAATGAGCGTGACGACGCGCGGGCTGAGATCGAGCGGCTGCGCGCCGACAAGGACGTGATCCGCTCGCAGGAGCGCAATGCCACCTACGAACGCGATATTGCTGCGCTGGCGGCCGAAATCGAGCGGCTGCGGGCGGTGCTCATGAGCTACGCCAGCCTCATTGAGCAGCAAGAAGCTGAGATCAAACGGCTGCGAGCGGCGCTTAAGGGGGCGTTCAACAAGTTGCGGATGGGAGTTGTGAAATGCAATGGGGAGAGCCATGGTCGACCAAACGTGAGCGTTATCGTATCATGGGTGACGATGAATGGAGGCTCTGGTGGGCGTGGTACCCGGTAACTATACGGCTAGAGAATACGTGGGCTTGGTTGGAAATGGTCGAATATAACCAGCCTATGAGATTTAACTTGCCGGAGTATCGTATGCCACGAGCAGAACCCTGCCACTAGAAACCGCGCGATGCTGTCGGCTAATAAAAAAGTCAGGCGCGAACTTATCCAGCAGCAGGCGGCCGAAATCGAACGGCTGCGAGCCGCGCTCCATTGGCTGCGGCCGTATGTTGAAGGAAGGTCCGTATATGGCAGGCCGCACGCTCTCGACAAAATAATAGATGCCGCTCTCGGCCAGGAGGTGAGTGGGAGAGATGACCACAGATCACGAAATGAGGATGGGGCGTTCAGTCTTTATGAGGAAAACGAACGTCTGCGGGCGGCGCTTAAGGACTTCGTAACTGACGGACATTGCCCAACCTGCACCGAAGATAGGGGGTTCTGTAATACCGACAAGTGCGTATTGCGGAACGCAGAAGCCGCCCTTGAGCAGAAATCCCCATGAGCTACTACGACAGCCTCATTGGTTGAGCAGAAATCCCCATGAGCTACTACGACAGCCTCATTGAGCCGTTACGTGCCGAACGCGATGACCTGATGAAGGCCAACGCGCTGTTGCACGCGCTGATCGGCAACCGCGAGGCCGAGATCGAACGGCTGCGGGCCGACAAGGACGTGATCCGCTCGCGCTGGACTTACTTCTCCCGGCGCAGGAATGCCGGAATGTCCGGCAGCTCGAACGGCGCAGCAGCCGCCTTGGATGGCTTCGCGGCTGGCTCGGGTGGCGGTTGCGGCCTCGGCTTCTCGGCTGGCGCTATGGCTGCCGGGGATGCCGGGGTGACCGGGATGTCGAGCGGATTGGGATTACGCGGCGGCAGGCCTCGCTTGTGTTGCGGCATGACCACCGGCGCCTCGGGGTTGAGCTCGTTATGCCGGTCGACCCAATTGCGGATCGTCTGTTTCGGTATCCCGAATTGATCCGCAAGCTCGGCCGGATGCTTCCCGCAGCGCACCAGTTCCACGACTTGCCGCTTGAATGCCGGCCAGCCGATTTTAGGCCGCCGCACTTGCCGCACCCCCAGCTCGGCCCGTCTTTTCTCGTCGGCGGTCGGCGGCTTCTTGTGCCGGGCGTCGCGGCAGAAGCCATGCACCTGCTCGCGGTAGCCGCCCGCCGTTATGCCGTGGATGCGGTGCGACGACCACCCGAGATCGATCATGACCTTGGTCAGCCGCTGGTAGTGCTCGTTCTTGCGCTTGCCCATCGGCACCTTGAGGATGTCGAGCAGCGACTGCGCCGCGACCCGCTCGATCCCGTCATGATCGACCACGCCCTTGGCCCGCTCGAGGATCGGCACCCAAACGTCGGCGTTGCGGTTCTCCAGCCGCACCTTCTCGGAATCGAGCCGCTCCAGCCAGGACAGCGGAAAGTTCGGGACCAGGTCGTCGCCTTGCTGCGCATCGCTCATGGCTCAGGTCCATCCCGCCGCCGTGACGTGCCGCTCAACTGGCCGCTTCCGCGGCACCAATCGGCGGGCATATTCTTGCACAAGGTTTCTATTCTGGGCCACCAAACACACATATTGCAAGCAATCGACCACGTGCGAGTAGCCCTCGGCGTCGAACTTCTCCGGGATTGCCCGCAGGCTCCCTTCCTTGTGGCGCTTGAAACGATAGCCGCCGCTCATGGCGCGGACCAGCATAGGGCATCCGCGCCCGTTGATCACCAGCGATGGGCCGCCATTGGTTTGCCGCCCAAGCATGGTCTCCACAGCGCGCAACCGGGCGTCAATGTCATTGGTGGGAGCCGGAAAAGCCGGCAAACCCATGCGCTTCAAGGCATCAAAGCTGGTTTCTTCCGCAATGGTTCCCTTGGCCACACCCGCCGGATCGCCAACAATCATCACCTTCGCGCCGGCGAACTTGTTGCTGAACAGTCGTGGCCGTATTCTTTCCTCGACCTGTTTTTCCAGGCCGATGTTGACTGCCGGAATCTCCTCGTGAACCAGCAGCCGCCCCTGATGATCGACCTGGCAGACCAGGCTCCAAGGATTGCGTCCGAAGTCGATTCCTACGAGGAGGCTGTAACCTGGTATGCAAAATGTATCGTCCACCACGTGGAACGAGGGCTTGAATGTTTCCTTGAAGACCGCCTCCCCGCTGGGGTCATCTCCGAACTCTGCAAAAACATACCGCTTAACCCAAGCATGCGAGCTGCCATATAACTGCACGAACCTTTCGTAGTATTTGCGCCCCTCCGCAATGCGATCGGGATGATTGATCGGCAGTTTGCTGGTCGTGACGTTTTGCACCAAGTAGTTGAGGTTTTCCGCATTGTCCGCCATCCCCGACGGCTGCTGGAAAATCTGGAAGTCTGCCGGCGGATCAACCATCAGCTTGTGCCAATCAGTCAGAAGCTGCGGCATGTTGGTGTCCGCGATTATTCCATAGAAGCTCGGAGTGCCGCGATTGCCGGAAGGATAGCGCCCGATGCGCCCGGAAATGGGGGCTACGATATCAAAATTGCACTCGATAGCCTCGCTGATCCAACACATGGAGAGTTGCATGCTGAGCAGCCGTGCTTGATCTGCGGCGTCTTCTAGCGGGATGAAGACCCACTCGCTTCGCACGTCGCTGAAATCAAGATAAAACGTATTTTCACTGACCTTCCATTCCCCAAGGCCAGCGAGCCACATTTGCGCGTCGCGTAAGACTGTGTCCCGCAACTGACGGAGCGTCTGTCTCACTATGGCGACCCGTGTATAGCGGATGCCGTCTGGCGCTTTCGCCTGTGTCATGCACCGGCGTAGGAGTTCAATGATGCATGCGGTCGTCTTTCCACTGCCGACCGGCCCAGCCGCAAGTCGGAAAAAGGCGTTTGACCTCATAAACTTAGATAGTGTTGGAGGAGCCGTATATTCTATTGACATGCTATGCTGCATTTGACATTAGAGTGAGTATGCGCATTCTGAAACGAACGACATTGGTTTGCCCTGGTTGTCATAAGCCGTTCGTTCGGCAGAATAGTAACATCAGGCAAGCAAAGACGCATTATTGCTCCAAACGATGTGCTGCCGATATCAGGTGGCCAAAAATAAATCATGTTTGCCGACATTGCGGACAGTCATTTCAACGGGGGAGAAAGAGTAGAGACAACGTGCGCTATTGTTCGGTTGAATGCACGAGGGCAAGCGCGCCGCCAAGAGGCGAAAACCATTTTCGTTGGAAAGGTGGAATTTCCAAGCGTAGCTCTGCTGTGAAAAGTGTGGCGCGCCGCAAAGTACGTGAAGTTGGCAAGTGTGAACGGTGCGGTGCGCTTGAAAATTTACATGCACATCATGTCGAACATTATGCCGTTGCACCGGAGCGTAGAGCAGATCCTTCTAATCTCGAAGTTCTTTGCATGACCTGTCATGGAAACGAGCATCCGAACTATCGGAACGTGCTGCTTAGGCCATACGTTCGCTCCGGCAAGAACATTACGTGCATTATTTGCGGTGTTGCACGATATGTGTCTCCACATGCCGCTAATACTGCAAAATTTTGCAGCCTTGCGTGCCGGGATACAGCACGGCGGCAGGGTATCACGCGCGCTCCTGTTCCACGAGCCGGCAAGGAGATTTCCTGCGCTTTTTGCGGCCAGTTGCGCTATGTTCGGCCCTCCCTTGTTGGAGAAGCAAAGTTTTGCAGCCAGAAATGCTGGCGAGCGTCTACCTCCGACTTCATGAAGCGGGACAGCGTCGGCGGCGCCGTGTAAGTGAGGCTCATGGCGTGTTTTCTTCGCCGATGCAGTGTTCGACGAGTTCGAGCACCATTCTGACGATGTTGTTGACGGCGATCTCGGAAGTCCGGTAGGGCTCCGCTATAGCCTTTGTTTCGACCAACACAGCCATGCCGAAGGCATTCCCTCCCATTGATCGCCGGACGCAGGTCAAGCACGTCAGCATTTCGTCGAAGTTGGTTCGAGTTGCTCGGCTGAGCCTTCCATGCTGTCTTACTTCGAGCCGGGCTTGATCGAGCACTCTTATCGCCTCAAGCATCAACTCACGAGGTAGCGGCAGCGGCGGCGCCGTGTAGGTGAGGCTCATTTCCTTACATTTTCAGCGAATTGGATCTTCTTGCGCAGCCCCGGTCGGTTCTTCTTGGCCGCGGCCAGCTTTGCCTGCGGAATCTTCTCGCCCTCCGGTACCCCGAGCGCCCGGTGCAAGCTGCCGACCGTGCCTTTCTTCTCCATCTTCTCCCGCGCGCCCTGTATCCACTTCTTGGCCATGGCTCAGTCCTCCTCCTGCCTCGGGGTTTTCCGCGGCCGCCCCGGCCCGCGCTTCACCACCACCTCGGCGGCAGGCTCGGCGGCAATCAGGTCGATGTCCTTGGGGCCCATCCTCTCGATCGGCTTGTCGTACTTCTCGACCACCGGCTTGCCCTCGCCGTCCTCGCCCAGGTTTATGGTGATCACGAATCTTTCGTTGCTCTTGGCCTCCTTGGGGTCGCCCCCCAGCCCCGCATTGCGCGAAAACAGCTTGGCAACCTCGGTCGCCGCCGACAGCGACTCGTCGCTCATCATCCGCGCGCCCAGCCGCGGCAGCGCCTGCTCCAGATAAGCCGCGCTTGTCAGCTTGATCCGCTCGTTGGTCAACAGCGCCGAATTCCATTCCAGCGTGAACTGCTCGAACGCGCGCTTGTAGAACGGCAGCTTGGATATCTCGTAGAAGTCCTGCTCGCTGATGCCAAAATCCGCGAAAATAACCCTATAACTGCGGATCGCCATCGCCATCTCGCGGGCGAGCTTCGCTACGGCAACTTCGTCCATGGAATCCAGGGCGCAGGTCCTAGTGTCGGCGTCTGGTGGTTTGCTATCGGGGGCCATGGGAGAGCATTCTATGGCTTGAAATGACAAGCGTCAGCAAGATTTATCGGCTAAGGATGCCAGTATGGTCGATTTAACCGGCACCTGTGAGCATTGCGGACAAACGTTTCAGCGCCGGAAGCGGCGCGATGATAAGATGCTTTTTTGCTCGCAGGATTGCTATACGGCCGGTCGCCTTCGAGGCGGCGGCTCTAAGCATCCTGGTTGGAAAGGTGGCATTGCCGAACGTAGCGCTGCTGAGAATGCCGTCGTGCGCAGGAAGGTGCGGGAGATCGCACGGTGTCAACGGTGCGGTTCTACGGAGAATTTGTGCGGACATCATATCGAGCATTACGCCAAAGCGCCGGAACGGCGTACAGATCCTTCCAACATCGAGGTTCTCTGCGCGTCATGTCATGCGCTTGAGCATCCGGAGATCAAAGGGTTGGTATCCAGACCGCAACTTCGGTCCGGGCGGGCAATCCCCTGTGCCGTATGCGGCAAGATACGCTACAAGCAACCTTTCGAATTGGCCGCAGCTAAATATTGCAGCCGTGCATGCACTAACAAAGGTCGTCATATTGAACCTTCCGGTAAAGAAATTGCCTGTCTTGTATGTGGTAAACTGCGGTATGTGCCGCCGGTCCATTTTTCCAAGGCAAAATATTGTAGCCTGGAATGCTCGGGCGTGTCCCGCCGAGCGGATCACACCCGAGGGCTGCCGCGATCTGGGGTGGATATTGCGTGCATCGTTTGTGGTAAGCTACGTTATGTCAACCAAGCGATGGTCGGCCGGGCAAAATTTTGTAGCCGCGCCTGTGCCGGTATAACGCGCCGTACTCAGGTCCATGTCCATGGCGGTTAATCCTCTAGGCCAACAACAAGGCGTGCTTCAGGTCGTCCCGCCCGCCGCTTTAGAGGCTCACCTGCAAGCTCAGCAACTCGCTCGCTCTCAGGCCGCTGCACCGCCAGAACCAGCGCCACCGGCTTTAGCTGGTTGGGTGCGTTCACAGTTCGAAATATTCCGTAACCACCGCAATACCGCCGCCGGCTGGTCAAATCGCTTGCTCGAGGCCCTGCGCACCTTCAACGGCCAGTATTCGCCAACCAAGTTCCAGGAAGTGAAGAAGTTTGGGGGGTCCGAGGTTTTCGCAAGATTGTCCGCCCAGAAGTGCCGCGCCGCCTCCTCGCTCCTGCGCGATATCTATCTCGGCTCCGACCGCCCTTGGTCGATTCGCCCGCCGGCCGATCCCGACGTCCCGCCCGATATCGTCCAGAAGATCGATGCGCTCATGGCCCACGAGCAGCAGATGATCATGCAGACGACCGGCCAGGCCCCGTCCCCGCAGGACGTCCAGATGCGTCGCGCCGCCCTCATGGCGTCGGCCTCCGACGCCGCCAAGAAGAAGGCCGCCGACCAGGCCCAGACCGCCGAGGACAGGATCGAGGAGATCCTGCGCGAGGGTGGATTTTATCACGCCCTGGCCGAATTCATCGTGGATCTTCCGATCTTCCCGTTCGCCTGCATCAAGGGCCCCACCGTGCGCATCGCGCCCGAGGTCAAGTGGAACAACGGCCAGCCGCTGGTGCGCCAGATCCCGAAGATGGTGTGGAGCCGGATATCCCCCTTCGATATCTGGTTTACGCCGGGCGTGGCGGACATCGCCAACGCCAACGTCATCGAGAAATCGCGCCTGACCCGCGCCGAACTCAACGACCTCCTCGACCTGCCCGGCTTCGACCAGGCCGAGGTCCGCGCCGTCCTCGACGAATACGGCCGCGGCGGCCTCTACGACAACTGGGACACCACCGACGCCGAACGCTCGGTGCTGGAAAGCCGCGAGAACCCCGCCTGGAACCGCTCCGGCCTCATCAACCAAATGGAGTTCCACGGCAACGTCCAGGGCCGCCTCCTGCAGGACTACGGCATGCCCGGCATCGCCGACGAATTGCGCGACTACCACATCGACGCCTACGTCATCGGCAGCCACATCATCAAGGCCAACCTCTCCCCCTCGCCGCGGGCGAGACACCCCTATTACATGACCAGCTTCGAGAAAGTCCCCGGCACCCCCGTCGGCAACGGCCTCGTCGACATGATCGCCGATCTACAAGACGTTGCTAACGCAACGCTCCGCTCGCTGGTCAACAATCTCTCCATTTCCTCAGGCCCGATGGTGGTCATAAATGACGATCGCGTCCGGCCCGAGGACAATGTTGAGGAACTGTATCCTTGGAAGAGATTTCACGCGTCCTCCGACCCGGTTGGAAATAATAGTAAACCTCCGGTTGAATTCTTCCAGCCGCAGTCGAACGCGCAAGACCTGCTGACCGTCTTCAAGGCCTTTGTCGATCTAGCGGACGACATCTCGGCAATCCCCAAATACATCGGCGGCCAGCCCGGTGGCGGCGCAGGACGCACCGCATCCGGTTTGGCCATGCTGATGAACAACGCGGCAAAGATTCTCCAGACCGTTGCTTCTAACGTAGACCGCGAGATATTTGAAGGAGCACTGCAGCAGCTCGTCGATCTGGTGTTGCTCAGTGATACGACCGGGCTTTTGACTGGCGAGGAAAATGTTTCGGTGCAAGGAGTGAGCGTCGCTATTCAGCGTGAAACCCAGCGACAGCGTCAGGTAGAGTTTCTTCAAAGCACGGCGAATCCAATCGACATGGGGATCATCGGAATCAAGGGCCGTGGCGCGGTGCTTCGCAGCGTCGCTCAGACCATCGGGCTCGACGGCGACGAAATCGTACCGTCCGACGACGATCTCGAAAAACTCCAGCAACAGCAGCAAGGCGGCGGCGAGCAGCAGGCGCTCAGCCAAAAAGTGGAACAGGGGATCCAAAGTGGAGTGATGCTGGCAACGCAAAAAATAACAAGCGACTTGACCGCCGGACTCCTGGCCAGCCAGGCCGGCGTCCCGTCCGGCCAGCGCGGCATCCTTCCAGCCCTGACCGGTGGGGCGCCGTTGGGTCCTCTCGGCGCTTCCGGGTCTGGCGCTCCGGGCGGCGGCATGGACCAGATGGCGCGCCAAACGCAGGGCAACCAGCCATCACCATTGTCGCAAGGCAATACCATGCCGACTAGTCTGGTTGGGAATCAGCCCGCGCCTCCGGGCCCAGGAGCGCGACCGCCGGTGCCTGTAGGGGGGCCGCCAGGGTAGAGAACTCGTAAGCAACCATTCGATCTTAACCAGAGAGGAGTACGTCCCATGCCGTCCTATGAGGTTAAATCCCGCGTTACCCACGCTGCCACCGTCGAGACCATCGAGGCGCTGCACCGCGAGGATGCGGTTCATCAGGTCGTGGCCAACGCCACCGCTACTCCGGGCGACGAGATCGACGTTTTGACCGTCACCGAGCTTCCCGGCACCGCCGGCGGCGGCGAGGGCGTCACCGGCGCCACCGGCGGCGTGTTCGGTGTGGGTGAAACCAGGTCGACCAAGGCGCAACTCAACGACATGACCAAGGACGAACTGCTGAGCGTGGCTGCCAGCGAGGGTGCCGAGGTCAGTGAGCATTGGAACAAGGGCGACATCATCGACGCGATCGTCAAGCATCGCAAGCACGCGTGAAGCTGGGGTGGTCCGCGATCCTCAAGAACGAGGCAGCGATCATATCGCGCTGCCTCGACGGCATTCTGCCGCATGTCGACTACGGGCTCGTGGTCGACACCGGTTCGACCGACGGCACGCCTGATATCGTCAAGAAAGCGTTCGCCGACGCCGGCAAAACGGTCGAGATCGAACATACGGTGTTTCACGACTTCGCCCAGGCGCGCAACGAGGCGCTTGCCTTTGCGCGTGCGAGCCATCTGCCGTGGGACTACTTGGTCTTATCGGACGCCGACATGGCCCTGGTTGTCGACGATCCCGACTGGAAGCGGCAGCTCAACGGCGGTCTCGCTTACGACGTGCGGCAGGTTGCCGGAACACTGAACTACTGGAACCGGCGCATACTGAGCCGCAAGGCTACCGGTGACTATAAGTGCCCCACGCACGAATTTTTAGACGTGCCCACGGCGGGCAATATCGACGGCATCTGGTTCAAGGACCACGCCGACGGGCACAACAGGCCGGGGAAATTCGAGCGGGACATCAAGCTGCTCGAAGATATGCTGAAGACCGAGACGAATGAAGGTCTCATACAGCGCGCCCATTTTTATTTAGGCCAATCATATTTCGACGCTAAAAATTGGTCGAAGGCTGCGGAGCACTACAAGATCCGCGCCTCTCTCGGTGGCTTCGCCGAAGAACGCTGGAACGCGCAGCTGCATTACGCTCACGCGCTTGGCAATTTAGGACGGCATGCGGAGTTCCTTTGGGAGATGCTGCACGCCTATCAGATGCGTCCGTCGCGGGCCGAAGTGCTGTATGACGCAGCTAGGTTCTTCAGGGAGCGCGGCGAGAACCACTCGAGCCTGCTGTTCTCGGAAGCCGGCATGCAGATAAAGCGGCCCGACGACCAGCTGTTCGTCAACAACTTCGTCTACAAATCGGGCTGTCGGGAGGAGTTCTCGATCTGCGCCTACTACGCAGGCGGTAAAATCCGCGACCGCGGCGCGCAGGTCTGCAACGATCTGGCACTCGAGGGCAGCGAGCAGGCCATGAGCAATCTGTATTGGTACCTCAAACCGCTGGTGGACCATGTTCCTTCCGCTCGATCCGTCCGACTTCAACCCCAGATCGCCGAGGGCTACGCCGCGACCAATCCATCGATCATCAACCACCAAGGCAAGCCGATGGCGATCGTGCGCGCCGTCAACTACACGATCACGCCGGAGGGGGTGTATGCGATCCGGGGTAAGGATGGCACTTGCAGTCCTGATTGGTTTGTCAATCCTATCAATACCCGCAATTATCTGGTGCATCTATCCGATGATCTGGAGTTGACCGCAGTAAATGAACTGCCATTGCCGGAGAATTGGCCGGAACCGAAGTTTCATCCGGTGCGCGGCCTGGAGGATTGCCGGCTGTTCGAATGGCAGGGCGGCTTGTGGACGATCTCGAACGTGCGCGAACTGAACCCCGAGGGCTGGTGCGAGCAGGTCATGGTCCCGCTCAACGCGCGCGGCCAGCCTTGGACGCGGATTTTGCCCAAGGAACGCAAACACGAAAAGAATTGGATGCCGTTGGTCGACGGGGACAATTTGTATTTCATTTATCGGCTTGGGACGGCGCTCAAGGTCGATGGCAGCGTGTTCAACAGCTATGATCCTGGCTTCGATGTCAGCCACATAAGCGGAGGGTCACAGGTCATCGAAGTTCCTGGAGGGCTCCTGTGCCTGGTGCATGAGGCGAGGACGATCCCAGGCCGGTCCAACCGCTATTACCAGCACCGGTTCGCCCTTATGGTGCATGGTGCAGGCATCCGGCTCTCGCCGCCGTTCGTGTTCCACGACAAGCAGATCGAGTTCGCAGCCGGCCTGGCCTACTTCCCCGATGAGTACGTCGATCACGAACCCGATGGGGAGGGATTGTTGATGGCAAGTTTCGGCGTCATGGACCGCGAGGCCTGGGTTTGTGTGTTAGATCTACAGGAGGTTTTACGGTTCATCGAGGAGCCGCGATGAGCGTGCTGGCCGTCACCGGCTTTATCCCAATCCCCGGTCATCCCCGCCCGGCGCAGGACTACGAAAGGCTCGGCGCGCAACTGGCCGCAGCCGACATCAAGTTGCTGCGCCTCGACACCGCGCTCGAGGCGTGCTGGCTCTACCGGCATCTGCAATGGCACGGGCCGGTGACCCACTCGACCGCCGACAACCCGGCCAAGAACTCGCTCGCCTACCACATCGTACAGGCGGAGAAGTCCGAGCTCATCGCGGACGCCGCCGATCTGGTTCCCGGCGCCGACGTCATCGTCTGGATCGATCTCGGCATCTTCCACCTGCCGGGCATGACCGCCGGCGTGATCGAGGGCTTCATGGCCGGCGCTGCGGCCGAAGAAGCCATCGCCATCCCGGGCTGCTGGGAGAGGAACTACCAATACGACGATCGCTACCCGTGCTGGCGGTTCTGCGGGGGCCTCATGGTCGTGCCGCACGAGCACGCCGCCGCGCTCGCCGCTGTGATGAGGGACGAGTGCAAGCGCCATCTGCGGGAGACCGGTAACCTGAGTTGGGAGGTCAACACCCTTTGCCGTGTCGAAGAACGCTACCCGCAGTTGCCGATTCGGTGGTATGGTCCCTGCAATCATGATGCGTCCATGTTTTTAAACTATCAGGCAACGGAGCATGCCGATGGTATTCAAGCGCAAGTACGAAGGGTCTAAAGCTGATTTGGCCGAAGACAAGAAAGGCGCCAAGCGCAAGGGCGTCTCGCTCAAGGACTACGAGACTTCCGCACAGGACAAGGCCGAGGACCGCAAGGGCCAGGCCAAGCTGGGCCGCAAGAAGTGAGCCATGATGACGAGCGTCCGCTCTTGGTTCGCGGACAACCGTTAGGTGGGCCGATAAAATCTGCCGTGTAATTTGCGGGCGGCGGCTTCATAAGCCGCTGCTGCTTCCTCGCGAGTATTGAATGTGCCAAGATAATGCTGCTTTCTACGTATCTTTATTTGTCCTTCCCATTTGTCGGTTCGCTTTACAAAAAATGCGCCCTTTAATCCTGATGTGTTATTTTTACCTAAACGGCGGTTCCATTGTTGCTCTGTAGGAGTGGCGAGTCGTAAATTTGTAATTCTGTTATCGGTTCGTTTGTTGTTGATGTGGTCGATGCTGACAGAGGGGTCATTACCCGTGGTTAGTTTCCAGATTACTCTGTGAACTAATTGCGGAATTCTATCGATAGTGATGACATGGTAACCTTTGGTGCCTAATGCTGTACCGGCTCGTTTTGTAGCAAATCTGCTGTTCCATATTGCCCATGCATTTTTCGTTGAAAAATGTTCTCGATGCCAATGTTTCCAATACAGTTTTCCGGTTTCCGGATCGTAGTCTAGGCGAGAACGTAAGTAGTCGACAGGAGGCAGCACTTTAGTAATATGGTGGTCGGGCATCGATCCGCTCCACACGGTTCGAGGTCAAGTAGCGGGCGGTGTGGAAGCACCGACCCGCTGCGCATCCTAGTGGGGTGGATGGTGATCGACAAGGTAAGATCGTGGTTTCAGGACAATCAGGCGCTAGTCGTTTTCCTCATAGCGCAGGCGATTGCCATTGGCGCCGTGTCGATTTCCACGGTAGCGTACATGGTTCGACTGGAAACGCGGGTGAATACATTGGAGGTGCGTGGTTCACCGCACCTCCAGGAGATCAACAACCGGTTGACGGTGTTGGAGAGCACGACGCGGGATAACAAGGACACGCTCAATCGGGTGACTGAGATCATGACCAGGCAATTATCCATCAACCCGTCGGCAAAGCCATGAACGAAGACAGGGTGCTTACGGTTGCTGGTGCCAATCTAATCAAGCACTACGAAGGCTGTTTGAAGAAAGTTGGCGGTTATTATCAACCGTACCATTGCCCTGCTGGAGTTCTCACGATTTGTTGGGGCCACACTCATCATCACGGGAGAGAGTTCAATGCCGACTCTCGATGGACGATGGAAGAGTGCAATCAAGCGTTTCTGGAAGACATGGGGACGTTTGAGCGAGCTGTACGTAAACTTGTCAAAGTGCCTCTCGAGCCATGGCAGTTCGACGCCCTCGTCTCCTTCTGCTACAACTGCGGAGAAGGAAATCT